CAGCCATATCCGCCTGCACGAGCTTTCTGAAGCCAACGGCGATACTGGTATCAAGTGGGCCGTGGGCTGGTCCGACGGCAAGGGCGTCCTGCCTACCCTGAACGTCAAGGGCGACGATTTCGAACTGCCGGCCACCCGTACCTGGTTCACCTTTGACGGTTATGTGTCGGACTTCCCGTTCAACTTTGCCCTGAACGCCGTGGTCACCACCACCGTCACCATTCAACGTACTGGCGGTTCCGCCTGGACCAAGAAAGCCTGAGAGGCCCCATGAACCTCAAACAACTCAAGGCCAAGGGCGGCATCGTCGATGGCCAGCCGGTCAAGAAGGAAGTCAACTGGACCCATGTCGACAAGTCCGGCAAGGAAGTTACCGACACCTTCACGCTACATATTCGTCGGCAGTCGTTTGGTGTCATCGAACGGCTGTTCACTCCCGGTGAAGCCGAGCAAAGCCGTAATGCCAGCTATATCGCGGCCACGGTCACCCTTGGTACCGAAGGTACCGAGGCCATTTCCTACGAGGACGCCTACAGCCTTGAGACGAACCTGGGGTTCCTGATCCTCAATGCGGTCAATGAGGTCAACGGAACCGGCGGCGCTGCGGTAAAAAACTGACCGCCGCCGATGAGTTCTGGCACGAATTAGTGCTGAACGGAGTCGGCGGCCGAACCATTGCCGAAGCCAAGGAACGCATGAGCTATCACGAAGCCCTGGCCTGGGGGCGCTATATCGACCGATATGGCTCCTTGCATGCCGGGCGTCGGCTGGAGGCGGGCAGCGCCCTGGTGGCGCTGCAAACCCACCGGTTGGGTGGCGGTACGGCGGAACTGCTGGACTTCATGCCTCATGAACGACGCCAGGGATTGTCCCTTGAGCGTGCAATCAACGAGTGGCGCTAGCACCTGGGCCACTTACCTCGAACCCGTTTCGACGGGTTTTCCACGACCCGGAGAAATCCAATGGCAACTGCTTCCCAGGGAAACCTGACGCTTGACCTCGGTGGCCTGGAACGGGCTCTGGCCATGGCCTCGCGTATTACCGACCAAGGTATGCGCGACATGCAGCAACGGATTGAAGACGCTGGCAAGAAAGCCGCGACGGCGCTGTCGTCACAGGCTGTATCGGCACTGCAGGTGACGTCTGGCAGCTTTACCGACTTCCAGAGGTCCTACGATCCGGCGGCCAATGCGGCCGAGAGCTTCATTCAAAAGAACAACCAACTGGCGCTATTGCTCAAGCAGAACAAGAGCGGTCAGGACAGTTTCACGAAATCCCTGGCAGACGGCGGTAAAGCGCTGGATAGCTATTCGGCTGATTTCGACAAGCTGCGCAATGCTGGTGCGCTGGCGGCGAGCCAGGTGGGTATGGGCTCGCGCAAGGCCGCGTTGGCGAAAGAGCTGGCCGGGTATGACGATCAATATGCATTGGATCGCAAAGCGCTGGATGCGAAATTTCCCAACGGCGATCCGGTGCCGACTTACGTGGACAAGCTGGGTATCAAGTTCTCCGCGGGAGGCGCCAGCGGCAACGCTGGGGATCAAGTCAGCGGTGATAGCTACTCCAATCAACTCGATACCCTCAAGACCAAGCATGACCAGATGACGCTGCAGGTCCAGAGCAACTACGCCGCGATGACGGATGCCCAGGGCGACTGGTTCAATGGGGCGACTTCAGCCTGGGATGACTACCTAGACAAATCCAACAATGTTGCCGCGAAGTCCAAGGAGGTCTTTACCAAGTCTTTCGAGTCCATGGGCGACGCGCTGACGACTTTCGCCACCACAGGCAAGTTTTCGTTTTCGGATTTTGCCAAGTCGGTATTGGGCGATATGGCCAAGTTGGCGGCGCAGACGGCGATGTCCACTGGCTTGAGTTCGTTGTTCGGTATTGTGAGTTCGGCGGTAGGCTCGCTTTTTGGGAGTGGTACACCGGCCGCGACCACAGCCTCCGTCGGCTCCAACAGTTTTACCTTCCAGCCTCAATTGGATACATCGAGCCTGGGTTCTTATGTGCCTCCAGTCTCGGCGACACATTTCGCCGACGGCGGGGCCTTCACCAACACTATCGCCACCGGTCCGACCCTGGCTCCGATGGCCCTGTTCGGCGAAGCCGGGCCGGAAGCCATCATGCCTCTGAGCCGAGGCTCCGATGGCTCCCTCGGCGTTCGTGCCGTGGATGGTGGTGCGGGTGGGAGCACCAGCAGCAACCAGGTGGTGATTCAGCAGACCATCAATGTCGGCGACGGGCAAGGCAGCAACGGTAGTGGGGAAATGAATACCCAGGCCGTTGCCCAGGCTTATGCCGGTGCAGCCAAACAGGGCGCTGCCGAGCAGATCGCCCGCGACCTCAAACCGGGCGGCCAGATCTGGTCCGCCATCAACGGCCGCTGAGCCACAGCGGCCGCGACGGCTTACGTCCGGAGAAAACATGAATACAGAAACTTTTACCTGGATCCCCAAGGTCGAGCCGGTGGGTTCGGTCGAGTTCCGCGTCAAGACCGCCAAGTTCGGTGATGGCTACCAGCAGGTGGCACAGGACGGGATCAACAACAAGAGCCAGTCCTGGCCGCTGACGTTTGTCGGCGAAGAGGCGCGGATCAAGGCCATTGTCGACTTCCTCGACCGCCAGGCGGGTGCCACGCCCTTTTACTGGACCGCACCGCTGGGTGAGCAAGCGCTTTATCGCTGCAAGGGCTATCAGCCGACAGCGTTGGGTGCGGGGCTCTACACACTGACTGCAACCTTTGAACAGGCATTCCATCCATGAATATTGTCCCACTCAACCTTGGCGCCGCAGCGGATGACGGCACCGGACAGAACCTGCACTCGGGCGGCATTCTCATCAATGCGAACTTCGCCGAGCTTGACCAGCGCACCACTCAGCAGCAGGCGGTAATCGACCAGAAAGTCGATAAGGCCTCGGGGTTGGGGCTTTCTCAGGAAAGCTTCACCACACCAGAAAAAATTAAGCTTTCGGGTGTGGCTTCTGGCGCCACGGCGAATGCTTCGGATGCACAGCTCAGGGATCGCTCGACGCACACAGGAACTCAGCTCGCCACAACGATCAGTGACTTTGTGACTGCCGTCAGTGGTGCGCTGCTCACGGGGTTATCGCTGACAGCTGGCGGTGTGATCGTGACAACTGACACGTTTCTGGCGGCACTGGGTAAACTCCAGAAACAGGTCACAGACCTAGGCAGCAGCAAGCTCGACACAACGGCCAATGCCGTCTCCGCCACAAAGCTGGCGACGGCACGGACGATCAACGGGGTCGCCTTCGACGGGACTACCAATATCAGTTTTCCGTCCTCAACCGTGGCATGGGGCGGCGTTAGCGGAACCCTGACAGATCAATCCGATCTGGCTGCCGCGCTCAACGGCAAATTGGCAATCGGTGGCACGGCGGGCGCTGCAAGCAAGCTGGCCGCCGCTCGCAAGATCAACGGTATTCCCTTTGACGGCTCGGCCGATATCACCATTTCTGGAGCCGGAGCCGTCTGGGGCGGGGTTGCCGGAGCCCTGAAAGATCAAACCGATTTGAAAGCGGCGCTCGATGCCAAGCTCTCCAGTGTCGGGGGGGCTCTGGCCGGGCCGGTTATTTCCACCAGTACCGCGAAATTCACGGGTATCGAGCTGACCGAAACCTCTGGGACGATTATTACTGGCGGGGTTCCCCACTCGGCGGTTGGGACCGGAGCGGCGATCTCAATCGCCAAGGACGACGCTCTTGTCTCTGAGTTCATGTCTTGCTCAACGGCGGCTCGTTTCAACATTCATCGGGCCCGCGGCACCATATCTGCTCCTACGATAGTTGCCGACAATGACACCATGGGTTATTTCCAATTTCTTGCCTACAACGGAAGCGCCTACTACCCCGCAGGTGCTTTTTCTTGTGTCACCGATGGCGCACCTGCCGTAGGCGGGCCAGTGCCTGGCCGAATCCAGTTCACGACTGGCGATGCGAGCGGCACCAAGATCGCTTGGCAGATGCGTTCTGCCGGTCACCTGCAACCCGGTGCGGACAACGCCTATGATCTGGGAGCGGCGAGCCTGCGTTCTCGTGTCATCTACGCCGGTACAGGGGCGATCAGTACTTCGGATGCGCGGGAGAAGGCTCCCGTCAGAACCCTGACTACCGACGAGCTCGCTGCAGCGAAGCAGCTTGCGGGTGAGATCGGCGTCTATCGGTTCTTGTCGGCTATCAACGAAAAAGGCCTTGCCGCGCGTGAGCACATCGGCATGACGGTCCAGCGTGCAATTGAAGTCATGCAAGCGCACGACCTTGATCCATTCAACTATGGGTTCATCTGCCACGATACTTGGGATGAGCGTGTCGACCTTATTGGCGGTGATGACGGCCAGGAACCTGTTGAGGTCAAGGCCCCGGCAGGCGATCGCTACAGCTTTCGGGTCGATGAGCTGTGTTTGTTCATCGCAGCAGGCTTCGAGGCGCGGCTGGC